TGCGCGCGGCCGGGCGCGAATTTGGCCGCGCCGCTGCTGTCCATTTTCAGCTGGGTAATGGTCTTTTCGATGGGAGAGGGCGGGTCTTGTTCCATACATAATGGCTTAGCATACCCATCTTCAAGAATGGGAATTTTCTTACCAAGTGGTAATCGAATGTCCATATTTTCTAACTGCGGGTTGAAATTGAGCATTTCCTTCCACGTTTTGATAAAATTCTTGAAAAGGGTCCCTACGGGTACGCCACCGGGGTCAAGGGGGTCAAGGGGCATACCTGTTATGCGTCCACAGCAGAGCGCTTTACGCATGTGGGGTATGCACTCCCAGCATGTCATGCGCCCACAGCATAGCTGCTAGGCCAGCATGCGACACACTATTGCGTCTAATGTTTTTATTGCATGGCAGACATGCTTCTACAGCAATGCTGACGCCGCGCCTCGGCCATGCGGGATTGGGGGTTGCTCGATCACTGGTCGTAGGAAGTGCTAATATAGGCGGCTACTTCCTTTCGCATTTATGCATACCCCACATCTAAAACCTGCATAGCTTTTTTCTTGACATAAGCGAGCTAACTGCCTATATTTGGTTTATCGAAACAGGCAATGGTGCCGGGAATAGGAGATTCGATATGGAAGTTAAAGAAATCTGCGAAATGGCTGAAATGCACGCTAAAAAAGCAACAATGAATAAAAACTTATCTATGAAATGGGCCGCTATTGCATGGACTGACCTTTTTCTTAACGATATTTCAAATGCAAAATATGCCGCGATACAATCTCTTGAGTTTTCCGTTGGAACGTTGCATGAGAGTTATATACGAGCAACCATCTTAACCTAACCCCCAAGGCCCTCGCGGGGGCCTTTTCTTTGCCCCACCACTATCACTACCAATACCAGCCCGCGCTCGTTTACCCTTGGGAAACATCGCGGCGGAAAAAATTCCGATCTTCCGCCTATAGAATAGCTTTACATCTTTTCGGGAATGTGCTATTCTTATAGGCGGGAGAAAGAGGGGAATGGTCCCCGAAACCCGAATAGGAGCCTAATCATGTCTCAAGCAGTTATGTCTGGTGAGAAGACCCAGCACTTCAAGTATGAAACCACCGATACGGCGGTGATTGTTTTCAATCGCGCGACCGGGGAAAAGAAGGTGTTTAATTTCACTTCCTTTTCCGAAGACATAAAGACCAAGTTGATCGGTGAGGGGTTGAAGAAAAAGCTGAGCGCCGATGCCGCAGTTCTGAAAGATACCGGCGAGAAGTGGGGCAGCTATGATTCCCAATACCAAGACCTTCTCGATGGAGTTTGGGTCAATCGTTCCTCCGGCGCCGATGGGCTCTCGAAAGCTCACCTGGAGTTTGCCGAGGCAGCGGCCAAGGCTTTCGGCAAAGACCTCGAAAAGATCAAGGCGGCTTTGCTTGCAATGGAACCCGACGGCAGCAATGCGGCTGGCAACATCGTCGCGGGCGAGCGGACCATGTATGTTAGGGGAAAATCGAAGAACCCCAAAATCGCCGCCATCCTCGCGGAGATCGCGGCCAAAAAGGCCAACGAAAGGGCCAAGAACGCCAAAAAGGCCGCGAAAGAGGATTTGGACGACGATCTCGACATCGGCTAGGCGGCCGAGGGCGGCCGAGGGGAGGGCAGAAATGCCTTCCCTTTTTTGTGCGGGGATGAGTGCGAAGAAGTTATCTAAAAGCCTAATCGTCTACTAACAACCCCGCTTCACGCATATTCACCGAGACGAATCTCAAAAAAAAGACGTTTTGATAAACATTTTTTTAAAATTAGACAAACACTCAATATCTCTTTATTAAATATATTTTTTTTAGGAATCTATTCCCATTCACGAGCCTTTATTAACCAATCCATCTCAAAAAAGAGACCCGTCCCATCCCACATATGCCTTCCGGACCTGTTAGTAGACGTTTAGCCTATTAGGCATTTCCTTAGCACTTCCGCCTTTCAGCGGACCGAAACTAGACATTTACTTAGCACTCAAGGCGATCTCACCCGTTACTTAGACTATCTCTTCGCATTTCCTCTTTCCATGTGACTCCTCCCATGCCATAATCATCATACTGAAGAAAGGAACCCGAACATGCCCAAACGAATCAATCAAGGAGGTGGGAGTGCTTTTGGAAACAAAGGGCCAACAGGCTACGCCCTCAAAATCCCCACCCCCGCCATCCTCCGCGAGTTTGCCCTTGCCTACATGGAAGCCGAAAAGCCCAAAGATTTCATTTTTGAATACCCCGCTTGGAGGGCCGGTGACGCTATAAGCGAGGTGCAAAAGATCAACCGCTGGAGGGCAAAATTCTTTGAAGCCTTTGCAGACCCATCCGCATTTGGTGGTTTCAACCGCGATCTCGCCAATCTCAAACTCAAAGAAATTCTCTTCACACTAACATGGGATGACCTAGAGGCATTAAAAATCCGCCTAGAGCCGCCGGTCAATCAACCAGCAGAAAAAAGAAAGATGATTCTATATGTGCCAAGGATCTTCGAATTTGAAAAGAGGGTTATGAAAGAAGAGGAATTGCTCGAACAAGAAGTCAATCTTCCCCAGCTTTCACCCATCCCAATCCTCTCGAAAGAAGAGCAGCAAGCTGTTCGGGACCGGCTTCTGAAGGCTGCGCCCCAGCCAAAGGCTGGGATAAGCCCACGCCAACCCCAACCTGAAACCGACGATCACGAAACCTTCATGCAAACCTATTTTGGGAAAGACAATTAACAATTTTTGGGAAAGACAATTAACAATGACAACTAGCAAGACCGATCTCTATGGGACTCCGATGACCGGGGGCGCCTGGCCGTCCCTCAAAGACCTAAGCAATCACATGACGCGGTGGCAGAGTCCTATGGGGAAAAATCACAAAAAATTCAACCAATACGCTCTTCTCAATTTTGAAGGCAGGTGCCTTTTAACAACCTACTCTGAAACGCCGCCCCAACGACACGACCGATCCGATCGAATCCTCATTCTTTTGGATGGGAAATTTTACACCCTAGCCGAAGACCACATCGCCAACCAAATCTTAAAGGAAAACCAATCATGAACAACATCGAGCATTCTTCCCAAACAATCCCCCTCAGCGCTTCCCCTAAAAAACTCCTCTCAAATCTCGAAACACTTTTTGAAGAGGTTCGACTTTTGAGAGACCGACTATCAACCCAAACCGCCATGGCCGAAACCTTTTCCGAAGTGAAAAGCTATCTCGCCATCCAATGGCAGCTTCAAACAGGCATATACCAGCTCGAAGCCGCCCTCAAAAACATTCAAGAAGCAACAGATCTCATGGAAAAACTAAGTAAAGTTTCCCCGAACAAACCCTAGAAAATGCGAATATAGGCGCCTACTACTATTAGCACTTCCACCTCAAGGAACCCCCACATGATCACAACAACCCTTTTATTCATCAGCTATCTTTTGTGGAAAATCGCCAATCGACCTCCGCCCCCAACAGGTTTCCAAACACCATCAGGATCAACCATGAAGAAACCGATCAAAATTACAATCAGAAAACCCCCAACCAACAAAGAAATTCTCATGAACATCCTCGTCACCATCGGCATCTGCGCCAGCATTCTGACATTCCTCTACAAGGGGATTCAATAAATCGGCGATCTGAGATCGCCGAACCACCACCCACACCAAAGGACACCTTCCATGCCCAAAGACCCACTAGGAATTGACTGGGACGCGCCCACCGCCGTCCCCCTTCCCCGCAACCTTCGCTTGGCCATCTCCCACGGCCAAGCCGTGGCCCCCCAGCCGGGCCTTCAGCCCTACCCAACCTTTAACGAAGCTGACTTCACACCCAAACGCGAACCAGATGCCCTCGTCTTGGTAATTCGCCGAATGACCTGCCAATCATGTGGGCAGGTTTCTGAGGCTTGTGAGGACAAACTCTTCCTACGCACAAAAGGTCATTTCACCCCCACTCTCCAAGCCGAATCAATCTTCACCCACCTCTCGCGCGAAACAAAAGTACTGCATCTTCCCGCACCGCGATGCGGAAAGTGTTTCTAAACACTTTTTAATTTCCTCTTTCCATGTGGAAAAGGAAATGCGATATTAAAACTTCCAGAGACATTCCGCCGCTGGACCACCCAAAAGGAACACCCGCATGATTCTCACTTCCATCTCCCAACTCGCGCCCACTATGCAGACAGCCCGTGAGTATCTCGAAAATTTCGAGACCGTAAAGGGCTTTTGCACTATCGAAAGCAAGTGCTCTTTCTACCTCCACACCGGCGACATGAAAATCGAGTGGGAGGTATACCTCGCGGATACCCCCGCAATCTACGTTAAAGGACAAAATCTTGACGATTGCCTTGAGGAAGCTGTCAGAATCTTCCTCCGAAGGATAAAAATGGCACCCCTTTGTCTCCCTAGGGTGTCTGAAAAAAAAGTTGACGAAACAGTCCCCTTATGATCTCATCAATTTCCTCGCCGGCCTTCGCGCCGGCCTTCGCGCCGGCCTTCGCGCCGGCCTTCGCGCCGGCGAGAACCACCCCACCAAGGACCTTCCTCATGCCCCGTAAAACCCCATACAAAGTCGAACGCATCCCCAACATCACTGTTGACGCCTCAGTTTTGATGGAAGTCCGGCTTTTGCTCCTTGACCCAACCACATCGCGCGTTCGATTCGGCGCGATGAGTGGTTTAATCAACAAACTTCTCTCTGATTGGGTCAAGAAACAAAAGAAAGACTCGAATGATGCAGACAAACTTCGCCTGGGCGGGAGACTCTAGCCACAGGCTTCGCCAAACCCTAATGGAATCCTTAAAGGAAAAAAGATGACCGATCTCCTGAATGACACCCTCTCAGAAAAAAATGACTTCGAGCGCTTATCTGACCTACGCCAAAAAGTTCTAAACGGTGAAGAAATCTCTTCAGCAGAATATGCTCAGGTCATAGAGTCTTTGCGCAAATCCCGCACGGCCCAACCGACAACCCTCAAAAGCGGAAAGAAGCCCCAGGTTAAATCCCTTGAGCAAAGTGAGAAGGCTAAAGAGCTTGATGATCTTTTGGGAGATTGAGAATGAGCCAAGCCCCGGCCCTTGAAATGGAGCGTCGGCCAAACCAAACCATAACTGGATTGACCCCAACAATGTGGAGGAAGTTTAGGGTATGAGCGAATTTACCCCTGGCCCGTGGCGGACCGATGAAACCCACAGCGAGCCTACGCGCGGGATGGTGGCTTTTGCGTCTGAGCTATTGATTGATCGCGCATCAATCTGCCAATATAAAGCTCGGCTGATTGCCGCTGCCCATGAGATGTACGCTATGCTGCATGAAGCCGGGATTAAGTTGGAGAGATTTGCAACCACGGGCGACAAACTGGACGAAGAACAGCGAAGCGCACTTTTTACAGCAAAAGCAATTCGCGCGCTTTTAACAAAGATAGATGGTGAATGATATGAGCGAATCTACAGATCAATGCAGCCGCAGCATCGAAGAGCGCCTGATACTTGCGTCATGTGGGGGTTGCACGTGCGGGATAAAAACCCCGGTTCTGGAATACCACAACGATCTTTGTCACTACCGAATTTTTGAGGATGTCGGAACCATCTTGGCCCTTAAAGATAAGCGTATGGATGAATTTCGGTTGCGCGCTGAAAAAGCAGAAAAAACTCTGCGTTTTTACGCCAACCCGGAAATTTATAAACAGCATCCGCACGGACCAAGTTTTGACCGCCGTACTGATTTATACCTAAGCGCTCAACGCGCGCTGGAAGATGGTGAATGATATGAGCCATAGATAAACCTCTCACAAAAACCCGCAACTCAAACCGTAAAGAAACCCACAATGACATACGCAAACTTAAATTCCCCCGAAGCACAGACAAAACTCACAGGAAAAACTAAGAAGAAAATTGTAAGGGTGTTTCAAAGCGCACCTTACTCTCACTTCTCGAAGGCCGTCGAAATTTTGCAAATCTCCCCAGGCACTCTAGCGGGAAACCTTGGCTACTCTTCCCACAGCTACAATGACTGGCGCAACAACCAAAAAATGCCCCTGGTCGCAGCCAAACTTTGCGATGCTTGGGCGAAGGAAAAACTTTCTACCCCCGCACAAAAAGACATGCCAATTTTAATTGTCAAGCCCAAATCCGCCGATCAATTAAAGTGGCTAATGCAAACCCTTGTCGCAATGCAAATCCCATTCTCAGAAGTCAAATAAGGAGAACCCGAAAATGAAATCCCCCTTCCCCACCACCATCGACTCCACCATGCGAGCTGCCTTCTCAGCTTGCCCCACAAAATTCCGTAACAGTTATGTGCTAAAGCGCTCCGCTTCGGCCCAAAGCGTTCACCTAATATTCGGCGGTGCCTACGCCAAGGGCTTAGAAACAATGCGCCGGGCTTTCTATGAGCAAAATTTGACACTTATCGAATCCTGCGAAGCTGGGCAGAAAGCTCTCGTCAAATACTGGCTCTCGACCGGCTTCACTTCCGAGCCCGAAAACACCCCAAAAACCCTCGCCCGCTGCGTCCAAGCTTTCGACAGCTATCTATCCCACTTCAATCCATCCGAGGATTACCTTGCCCCACTCACTTTTGGCGACTCCGGCGAACGAGCGATTGAATTTTCCTTCGCCCTTCCAATACCCACGGTCTTTCACCCTCAAACCAACGAGCCACTCCTATACAGTGGACGGTTCGATATGCTGGCACAATCCACCGCAGGTGCCCTTTTCATCGTCGATGACAAAACCGCTGGCCAACTCGGCAAATCCCTTTCCAACTCTATGAGATTGAAAAGTCAATTCACCGGCTACATGTGGGCTTGCCAGCAATACAACTACAACCCCTCTGGCATCATCATCAGAGCAACCCAAGCCTTAAAAACCAAAATCGAACACGCGGAATTGGTCGAACAACGTCCAACCTTCATGGTCGATCGGTGGTTGGAGCAGCTTGTTAGTGATGCCAAGAGAATGGTTTCAATGTGGGAAAATGATCGCTTTGACCACTCTTATGATGAGGCTTGCGGCAGCTATGGAGGCTGTGAATTTCAAGACGCTTGCGTAGCACCCAACGAACTCGAAGTGCTTGAAATGTTCGGTATTCGCGAGTGGGACCCTTTGCACGTGGAACCAGTATGATGAGCAGATGGTTTGATTATTTTTGTGTAGATCGTTGGGGAAACATTGGACTTGTTACTAAACACACTGACGCTGAAGATGTTGGAAAGGAAACATCATGAAAACCCAATTCCGCCCCCTTTTAGCCTACAATGCCATCGACACTCTCATCACCTATCCTGTCTTAGTATCTCCCAAGATAGACGGCATCCGATGCCTGATGGGTCCCGATGGCCCCATCAGCAGAACTTTGAAGAAAATCCCCAACCTTTATATTCAGCAATACTTGAAAAAGTGCCCCCCTGGACTCGATGGGGAGCTGGTCGTTGGCACCACCTTCCAGCAATCCACCAGTGGCATCATGAGCTTTGAAGGCCAGCCCGACTTCACCTATTGGGTTTTCGATTGCTTCACAGACCCCAAAGCACCCTTCCAAGAAAGGCTCTTCACGGCGAGTTGTTTGATTGAGGAGTGTGAAAGTGTCCTCGGCCCCGCATGCAGGATAAAGCTCCTAATGCACCAAGCAGTCAAAAACAAAAATGATCTTGACGTTGCCGAAGCCTGGGCCTTGGAAGGCGGCTTTGAAGGTTTGATGATCCGATCACCTTTTGGCCACTACAAATATGGACGGAGCACTTCTAATGAGCGACTTCTCGGAAAAATCAAACGGTTTGAAGATCGGGAAGCCGTCGTTGTCGGTATCGAGCCCTTATTTCGCAACGAAAATCCTCCTGAAAAAGACGCCCTGGGCTTGCAGAAAAGGGCACATCTCGACTCTCTCAAAATCGAAACAGAATTACTTGGTGCTTTGGTCGTCAAAGATTCTCTTTTCCAAGAAGAATTTCGGATTGGGACCGGCTTCACGGAAGCGCAGAGGAAAAGTTTCTTTCACTCCCCGCCGTTGGGTCAAACAGTGAAGTATAAGTACCTACCCCACGGAACCTTGAATCTCCCTCGCCACCCGGTATTCTTAGGGTTCCGCCTACAAGACGACCTATAATTTTTTAAAAAGGATAATTTTGTGAAAAAAGTCAACGTGCTACTCCAAGGCCCAACCGGCAGTGGCAAAACTTATTCCCTTCGCAGTGTCGTCGAGGCGGGCATTGAGTTATTCGTAATTGCCACTGAACCAGGAATTGAAAACATTTTGGGCGACCTCGACCCCGAAATGTGCCACTGGCATTATATTCAGCCCGCCACCGCTGATTGGGATGCCATGACCGCGAGCGCCAACAACATCAACACACTTCCCCAAAAAGCACTTCAGGAGAGTGATGGTGGTCGGCGAAACTATCGCCAATTTATCGAGTTTCTCGATACTTGCAGTAATTTCAAATGCGACCGCACTGGAAAATCCTACGGCGCCATCGACCTCTTTGGCACAGATCGCCTAGTCGCAATTGATGGGATGAGTGGCCTTTCGATCATGGCCATGGACCTCGTAACAGGCTCAAAACCCATCAAAACCATCGCCGATTGGGGTATGGCAATGGACAATCTTGAACGACTCATCACCAAACTTTGCTGCAGCACAAAATGCAGCCTTGTGATGATCTCCCATCAAGATCGGGAAGTCGATGAGATCAGCGGCGGGACCAAGATCACCGTCTCCACCTTGGGCCGCAAACTCGCGCCCAAGATCCCCCGATTCTTCGATGAAGTCATTCAGACCGTTCGGGACGGCACCAAATTCCATTGGTCAACTTCTGAAAGCGGGGTAGATTTGAAAGCCCGAAATCTGCCGATAAGTGACAAAATCCCACCATCCTTTGAAATGATCTTCAAATGACAAAAAGAAGAACATCTTCCCTCAAGTTTTTTGTGCGAATTGGTCAAAAATTCCACAAATACACCGTTCTCGAATCCCACCACCCTGTTCGTTCCAAAAGTATTTGCCAATGTGACTGTGGCAAGGTGAATGAGATCTTAAACCAACACCTTTACACAGGGGCGCGCAAACAATGCTGGGACTGCGCCACCCTCGCAAGGACGGAAAAATTCATTACCTTTGAGGGAAAATCCCTCTCTCTACAAAAAGCCTGCAAACTAGCAGGAATACCTGTGACAAGTGTTAGGGGCCGTGTCAGAGAAAAACTCTTCTCACCCCAAGAAAGTTTCGATTTCTTTATCCAACGAAAGGCAACCCAAAATGAAAACTCCAAATTCAAAACGCAAACCATCATCCATGAAGGCAAGTCTATCAAGGTCAAAACCCCAAATACTCAATGCGGCGGTGGAAAATGAAACTTCTGATTGTGATTCTGTCAACCACCCTTCCCACTACACCCAAGGCAAAATCGAGTGTATTGACGCAATCGAAAGCGCCCTGGGGTTTTATGGTTTCCGCTGCTTTCTCCAGGGCCAAGTCATCAAATATAATTGGCGACTTGGGTTAAAGGGTGAAGATGCCATCGAGGATGCCCGCAAGGCCCAATGGTATCAAGACAAACTCGTCTCGCATTTGACAAAAATGGAACGGGAGTCTCAAGAATGACTTACCCCACCACACACTTCAATGAGACAGTAGGCGATTTGATCAAATCAATCGCCTATCTCCGTTTCCAGCTTGCCATGCTGCCTGAAGGCAGCCCCGCCCCAGATGCCGCCCGCCAAATCGCCCAGGTTCGCCATGACCTCCAAACCGATTTAGGTGAGTGCAAACTTCTTCTTGATGTAGCAATACATCAAAAAGTGGACGAAGAGATTCTTTGTCTAACCGAACAACACAAACAAGCAAAGGCACAAAAATGAATACTTTCAACGCAGAACAATTCATGGGCACAACCACCAAAGATGTGCATGAAACAAAAATCATCACCGTTCCCGATGGGGTATACAAGGGCCAAATCACCAAACTCGACTTCCGCACGATTGCCGCGAAGGACACCAATCCCGAACGGATCATCATGGAGGTTTTGTGGGAGATCCTCGATTCCGACGGCAAGCTGAAGAAAATAACCGGCCTTGAAAAGAACACCGTCCGGCAATCTATTTGGCTTGACATGCACGAGGGTAAATTGGAAGTTGGTCCGGGTAAAAACATTGGCCTTGGCCGACTACGCGAAGCGGTTGGACAAAACAAACCGGGCAAGGAATGGGCGCCGTCCCATCTCAATCAGCAAATGGCCACAATCCAGGTCAAGGGACAGCTCAACAAAATGGACAACGAGATCTATGCTCAGGTGAGCCGCGTCTCCAAACTCTAAACGTCAAAAACTAAATTGGGGGCAGAAGCAATTCTGCCCCTTTTTGGTTTCAAGGTGTTAATGTTGTGGTAACATTACTAACCCTTAACCCGCACGAAGGACAACTCAAAATGCTACGCCCCTTGGATCAAATCTCGGTCAAGCCTGATCGGGTTAGGAAAGAATTTGACGGAAAAGCAATCCACGAACTTGCGAACGACATTCTGGTTATTGGTCTTTTGCATCCTATCGTGGTTGATTCACAGGGATTTATTCTTGCTGGTGAGAGACGTTTCAAAGCCGTCACAATGCTGTCCAAGCAAAACATTTCTTTCACTCACAATCAAGAAACCGTCCCTCCCGGCCACATCCCTGTAACAATCTTCAACTCTCTCGAAGAGATTGATCTTTTGCAGGCTGAGCTAAGTGAAAATGTCATCCGGGTTGATCTCTCTTGGCAAGAAAAAACCATCGCCACACAAAAACTCTTCAATCTCCGACAAATGCAGCGGGAGTTACGGGGTGAGAGTTATCCCAAAAAGCAAGCAATCAGATCTCTAGCAGAAGAGATTGCGGAAAAGACTGGCCAGCTTCGTCCTTCCGATCTTCCCGAAGGGATCGTCACCACCGAAACCCACATCAAAAACGACTTAATAATTTCAGCCTATGCTGATGATGAAGAGGTTATGAAGGCGCCGACCAAAAAAGAAGCACTGAAAATTATCGAAAAGCGGTTGGTAGATGCCCACCGCCTTGCCCTATCGCGAGAATACAAGTTAAACACCCCTGAAACCAAACACAACCTTGTCCACGGCGACTGCACTGTTGAGTTGAAAAAAATCCCCGATGGGACCTTCCACTGTATCATCACCGACCCGCCTTATGGGGTTAACATTGACAAATATGCTGACTTGCAAGGTGGCGCTGACCATCACTATGACGATTCCCCTGAAGTCCTTTTCACAATCCTTGATTGTTTCAAAACGGAGCTTTACCGTGTTACGAAGGAAAAAGCGCACCTATATCTTTTCTGCGATTTCGATTGGTTTGAGCAAATTAAACTCACCCTATCCGAAGGCGGATGGGATGTTTGGCCACGCCCCCTTATATGGCACCGCTCAGATAGCAGTGGTATGCTTCCACGGTCTGAACACGGCCCACGGCGAAACTATGAGTGTATCGTATATGCAATCAAGGGAAATAAACGCGTTAACTTTGTTGCAAATGATGTCATCCCCATTCCCTCTGAGCGTGGAAACAACACGGCTGCTCGTAAACCAGTTGCGCTTTACGTCGAGCTTCTTAGACGCAGCGTTCTTCCGGGAGACCTCGTGCTTGACCCCTGCGCAGGAAGCGGCCCAATATTCGATGCTGCGCAAGCGGTTGAATGTTTTGCAACAGGAATTGAGCTGAACGAAAAACTCTTCGGGGTTTGCTCTGAAAGGCTGAGGGTGCAAAGTGAAAATCTTAACAACGACCCGCTTGCAAGAATTGATTGACACAGGCGCAAGCATCGAAGACATCGCAAAAGAAAGTGAATCAACTTGCGACAAGGTTTACGCAAGACTCAAAGAACTCAATCTTTTGAAAGGAATACTCCGTGGAAACCGCAAAAAAACTTACCGAGCGTGAAGTTGTTGACATCCTTAGCGCTTTCAACCCCTCATACACCCAGGAGGCGCTCTTGGAAGGTCATCTGAGATTGATGATCAAACAAGCCCATCTAGCAAATATCAATTGGTGGCTTGATCTTGAAACCCAACAGCCGTTGAAGCGAAATGTTGGGGAGCTTTTGATGCTGATTGTCAGTGAACTCGCCGAGGCCATGGAAGGTCATCGCAAAAATTTGAGGGATGACAAACTCCCTCATCGAAAAATGCTGGAAGTTGAATTGGCCGACGCAGTGATCAGAATTTTTGATCTCGCCGGCGGGCTTGGGCTTGATCTTGCCGCTGCTTACTTTGAGAAAATGGCCTTCAACAAAACCCGCGTAGACCACACAATTGAAGCCCGCAAGGGCGAGCATGGGAAGAAGTATTGATGGGTTAAATGCTAATATAGTTACCCGCCGATATTCGCATTTTAAGGAAACCCGTGATGACACCCATCCAAAGCGGACCCCGCACCGCAAAAATAATGATCGTGGGCGAAGCTCCCGGTCGTGAAGAGATCGAAAACCGCAAACCTTTTGTCGGCCAATCCGGCAGCCTTCTTACCTCAATGCTTCTCGAAGTAGGGATCAATCGAAATGATTGTTTTATCACTAATGTTTGCCATGAACGCCCTCCTGGTAATGATATTGATTTGTTCTTTTACAACAAAACTGAGGCGAGGCAAAACAATATTGCACCTGTTTTTGGTCTTTACCCTAATCGGGCTGTTCTTGCTGGTATGGACCTTCTCAATTCTGATATTCACTCAATAAAACCTCGCCTAATCATCGCCTTCGGCTCCACCGCCCTGTGGGCTCTCACTGGCAATCAAGCCATCATGAATTGGCGCGGCAGCGCTCTATATTGGAAATCCCCCGATGGAACAATTCCTTCAATCCCCCTCTTGCCAACTATCCACCCAGCTAACATCTTGCGAGATTACAGCTCTCGTTTTCTTGCGGTTCGGGACCTCCGACGAGCGCAAGACGTTTTGGCAAACAATGATTGGCCCAAGCCAGGGTGGACTTTCATCATTAAACCCACATTTGATGCAGTTATTGATTGGATCAATCACCAACTCTATCAAGTTTCCCTCGCTCCCACCCACTATGCAGTGGACATTGAAACCCGGAACGGACAAATTGCTTGTGTTGGAATCGGTCGAAATTCTTCAGCTATCTGTATCCCTTTCATGCAAGCATCTCGATCCGATGGAAATTATTGGACTAGCGAAGAAGAATTTCACATTACGACAAAGCTCTCAAGTTTCCTCCGACACCCAAACACTCACTGCATATTCCATAATGGAGCATATGACCTACAATACTTCGCCAAGCAGTGGGGCTATCTGCCCAATATAAAAGATGACACCATGATTATGCAGCACGTTGCCTTCCCAGGGCTTCGGAAGAGCCTTGCCCTGTGCAGCAGCCTCTACTGCTCCTACCATCGTTATTGGAAGGACGACGGCAAAGAGTGGACCAAGGAAATGAATGAAGAGCAATTGTGGTCATACAATTGCGAAGATTGCGTCCGCACTTATGAGATCCGAAACATCTTGCAAAAAACCCTCGAAAAGCTCAACCTCACTGAACAGTATAATTTTCAAGCCCGCCAACTCTTTCCCCGCGTTTTAGAAACCATGCTGCGGGGCGTCCCGATCGACTTTCACCGTCGTGCGGAAATGGACTTCAACCTCCAAAAACTTCTCACTGAACACCAAGAGTGGATTAACACCGCTTTGGGTCAACCTCTCAATCCCCGATCGCCCAAGCAAATGAAAGACCTCTTTTACGTGGATTTGGGTGTGCCCGTACACCGCAACCGCAAAACGGGTAAACCTTCTCTCGATGATGAGGCGATGGTTAAAATCGCCAACAGCTATCCCCTTCTCAAACCCTTAACGCAAAAAATCCTAGACTTCCGTTCAATCGGGGTTTTTTTATCAACTTTCGTCCGCGCTGAAGTGCCTCCCGACGGCAACATGCGCTGCACCTACAACATCACCGGCGCTGAAACCTTTCGTTTTTCCTCCAGCACCGACAGCTTCGATTACGGGACCAATCTACAAAACATACCGAGTGGAGATGAGTGATGCCTGAGCTCCCAAATGTCCGCAAGATGTTTAAGCCCTTCCCCAACCACACCATATTTGAGGCTGACCTCGCGGGGGCTGATGCCCAGGTCGTCGCCTGGGAAGCCGGAGATGAAAAACTCAAAGAAGCCTTCCGAAAGAAACTCCCCCTTCACCTATTGAACGCAAAGGCAATCTACAAAGATGCAGAACTTCAAAAACTTCCTGTTGACAAAATTGGCGACAAAATCTGTAAAGAAAATCCCCGCCTCAACAAATTCCGGCATCGTGCCAAGCAAGGGGTTCATGCCACCAACTACGGCTGCCAACCCCCAACTCTCAGCCTTCATATTGAATCGTCTGTTTCTGAAGCCAAGAAATTCCAAGATCAATGGTTTTCCGAACACCCTGAAATTCTTGAATGGCACGAACGCACCCAACAAGCTCTCTTTCAATCCCGAACTGTTTCTAATCGGTTTGGTTACAAGCGTTTCTACTTCGACAGGGTTGAGGGATTGCTACCGCAAGCACTCGCATGGGTTCCCCAATCAACTGTCGCAATTTGCATCAATAAAGCCTGGGTCAACATTTGCTCTCACCTGCCATCAGTGCAAATCCTCCTTCAAGTGCACGACTCCCTCGTAGGCCAATTTCCAACCGAACAATTTGACGAGATAATCCCCCAAATAGCCAAATATGCATCAATCACCATCCCATACACCGACCCACTCACCATTTCTGTCAGCATCAAAACAAGCAATGAAAATTGGGGCAGCTGCGAGGAAGTGAAACTTCCCGCCTAATGGAGGCTATAGTGAGTGTTTCGTCATCACCCAAATTGGCTGAAAGCCTATCTCAAGTACACCGAGAACAGCGAGGCGCCGGACATTTTCCACCTTTGGACTGGGTTGAGCACCATCGCGGGGGCGTTGCGTAGGAAATGCTACATCAACCAGGGCAATTTCAACTGGCACTCCAATATGTATCTTTTCTTTATTGCCCCCCCCGGCATAGTATCCAAATCCACTACAGTTGATATTGGCATGAGTTTACTCCGACAAGTTGAGGGTATCCACTTCGGTCCCAGCATTATGACTTGGCAAGCATTAGTGAGCGATTTTGTCAA